AAATGGGCGGAAGGCGGAAGCAATAGAAAGAGGAGAGATGTTTGAAAGGTTTTCTTGTTTCCTCCGTATTCCGTTTGATTACATTCGTTCGGTTTATATAGGCGAAGGAAAACGCGTTTTAGCTCAAACGTCGCTTTCAGTCGCTATCAGTCACTATCTACTACTATTCATGAATAGTACATGCACTATTCATCAATAGTACCTTGAAAATGACCTAAAGCTATTTTACATCGCTTTCATTATCTTATCACCGGCAAAAACTACTATTCATGGGTCCTACCACTAAAGATAAGATTCCATTCAAGTCGCTGTCGCCTTTAACTCTGATGTTGATATCTTGCTTATCCTTGAAGTATCCTTAGCCGTTAAGCATCATGTCCTTCAGGTAATAGCTCGTCATCTTCATCATCACTTGGTGTAGCTGCTTCACTTGGTTCTGGACTGGATATGTGAATATCTATGTCTGGAACTTCGTTTGTTCTACCTCCACATCTTGTGCATAAATGATCCGGGTATTCAGATATTATTTTACAATAATGTCCTTTAATTTTGTCCGAAATGAACTCCTTTTTAATAGCTCGGGTTAAGGGGTTCTTTTCTGGGTTAATTAAGGTCATTATCCATAATCTAATATCCTCCATATCTTTAGGTTTAACCTCCTTAGCAAGGGAATATATTAGCGTGTTTTCTCTGTTATGATATATCCAGATTGGGTTATTGCTGGTGTAGTTGTTAGCTAACTCATCAACAACGTTCTTCAACTGGATAACTCGTTTGTTTGCAAAGAAATCCGCTATCTCTTCCACTGCTATCTGGGGTTGTATCTTTATTCCTTCTGGAATAATCATCTCCTTGGTCATCCCTATCTTGACAACGGTTATGACCGGCTTGATGTCTTCCATGGTTATCTCTGCTGGTGTACTATAAAATCTTACATACAATAACTTTGCTTTTGTTACAGCTAAATAACTTTTTACAGCTTTACAAATTTCTGGAATATCTACTAATTCACTACCATCACTTGTATATACAGTGGCTAACATGCCATACAAATAACAGCTTCTAACTAAACTAGCACTAGTTTTGGGAAGTGCTATTAACTTATTATAATTTTTATTTGGCTGGGTTATATATCCCATATATTCCTTAGCTAAATTGGGGTCTTGAATAGGTTTTTGGTTTAACATATTTACAATTTTATATAAATTAAGGGTATATTTTTTGGCTATATGGTTAAAACTCTGGGTTTTTTCTTTTAATATAGTATCTTTATATGTATCTAGTTGAGGGGGTACAACAAGTGGTTGTTTCTCAACAATATTCCTAGGCTTTTTAAATAAGTCATTGAAATTGGTTGGTTTGGGTGTTTTTTGGCTTGGCGTAAGGCCTTTAACTGGTTTGGGGGTATTATCTTTTGTTTCGTCCAGTGGGGACTCAGTAACTTTTTTCTTACCTTTGTTTTTCTTTTTCTTCTTCTTTTCTTCCTCTGTGGATGTTGAAGAAGAAGGGGTATCTTCCTTTTTATCTGTTTCTGTAAATAAATCACATTAAGAAAATGTTAATTGATCCTCAAAGTGATCATCGTGTGTTTGTTTTTCTTGAGTTTTCTTTCTCAAGTCTAAGAGTGCCAACGTTATCCATTCCTTTCGAAATGAACCTTAGAAGTACAAGTACAACTAAGCTCTTAGAGTTTATCTTAGCCTTGTTATAGACTGGCGCATTGTCTGTACCTTGACTAGCTGACTCCTTATTAGATTCAAGAGTGGTAACTCTTTCTTCTAATTTGGATAGCTTTATCAATATCTCAGCATTCTGCTCAGATGTTATCTTTATTTGTGCCATCATGGCCCTCATTAGCTCCATTTGTTTATCTTGGTTGCTCATCTGCAATAAACTTATTAGTTTCATGCAATAACAATCATTTTTTAACTTCTCTAGATAAATAATCAGCGAAACAGTTATCTTTAGACTTAATCACAACAACATCAAAATTATAGCAATTAATTTTAACAACTAATCGCCTAATTTCCTTGGTTGTCACAGAATTGTCTAATTTACCTGTCAGCCAATACTTTACCTGTGTATTATCTGTTCTCAAAATAAACTTATTATAAACAATATAAGGTTCAAAAGCATATAAACACTTAAAAACACTTAATAACTCTTTTCTATTTATTTCCCAATTCTTTTCATTATCTTTAAATGTTCCACTATAATATCTACAATGATATTCTATCTTATCTTGATGGTATTTATATTTCAACACACCACCATAACTTATTTCACTTGCATCAGTTTCTACTATCCAATCGAACTGTTTAGTTTCATCGGGAAATAGTAACTTCGGCAAATTACTACACTTTTCTTTTATCTTTTTTAATTTTTCTTGATCTTGACTATCAAAATGATATTCAACATCTTTCTTTAACTTCTTTTGAAGAAAAAGTAACTCTTTAGCTATATTGGGCACATATTCACGCACTTGGTTAATAAGTCCCAAAAAGCTTTGTAACTTCTTTTTAGTATCTAATACTTCCTCACATTGTACTATTTTAGTAACAATATGGTTCTGCATTTTGACACCACTTTTATCTATTTCTATTCCAAGAAATTCAATCTGGTTTACACCAATAATTGCTTTTTTCTCAGATAAACTAACTCCTGCTTCTTTTACAATATGGTAAAACTTCTTAAGCAATGTTTCATGCTCATCCTTCGTTTTACTATATAACAAAATATCATCTATATAGACTATACAATTTTCTAACTTCGAAAAGTAACTATCCATGTAGCATTGATATCTCCCAGGGGCATTCTTATATCCAAACATAAGAACATTGAATTCATAGAATCCCTGAGGTACGTTAAATGCTGATAGATGTTTACTTTCTTCTGTTAACTTAAGATGGTAAAATCCACTTTTACAATCGAATTTAGAAAACCAATTGTAACCTTGGACTTGCCTAACTCTTAATATCTTATTTGGCAATGGATAATTATAGGTTTTTGTCTTTGCATTCAAATTCCTATAATCAATCACCATTCTAGATTTTCCTCTTTTTTGTTCACTATGCTTATTCACAATAAACGCTGGGCTAGAGTGTTTACTGTTACTAGGCCTAATGAATCCTCCTTTTAATAACTCATCTATATGTAACTTAAACTCTTCTATGTCCTCAAAATTCCATCTTAATGGCTTCTGATAGACTATACTATCTGGGTTTATTAACTCTATCTTAACCTCTGTCCTATGCTTATCCCAAAATTCTAAAGGGTTTTCGCTAAACAGGGTTTTAATCTGGTTTCTAACTAGACTAAAATCATAAACATTTCTAAGCTTTTGATTTAAAGTCTTATCTCCTTTTTCCCATTCACACTTAAATCTTTCCTTATTTTCTACTATCTTAGCTCCAATCATCTTTCCACATGGAGTCGTAAGATACCAAAAATCTTTACTTATTTTATGGGGTAAATACATCCTGATAAAATTCATTCCAAGAATTATATCCTTACCTTGTATCTCAAACTGGTATATGTGATCTATTTTAACTATTTTATCCCAAATCTGAATACTAATATTACTAGCTTTTCTATCTATAACTGATCCTTCATTGTTAAATCCTCTAACTATTAAATCATTCCTAGTTTCCTTCCAATATTCATCTGGTAAACAATTCATCTTACAAATACTAATTTCTGCTCCTGTATCTATCATAGGGGTATAATATCTACTTTTATATCCTTCACAAATAACTTTCACCAAAATATGAATCTTCATCTTATCTTAGGCTGCTTAACTCCTTCTATCTATCTCTAGGTACAACAATCACCTCATTATTCCAAGAGATTTTTAACTGGTCAAATTCTATACTATAGGGTTTAACTTGATTTAGAAATTTAGTTCCAAAGATTACTTCTTTATCAGAATTTTTTCTTTGACCCTGAATTTCTAACTTAACTGGGATATCTCTATTACTTATATTGAAAATTTCCTCAACATTTCCAATAGACTTGAAAATATTTCCTTGAAAATCTCCATATCTATGACTACTACTTCTAACTATAGTTTGCACTAAATTAGGAGTAATATAATTATCTACCGCACCTGTATCAATCAGGATTGGAATAACTTGTCCTCTTAGAATTCCAAGAATTCTAAATTGATTAGTTTCATTTTGATTAAGAGTAACATTGGTTAATCTTTCTTGTATAATAGACAATTGCTTGTCATCAATACTTGAATAACCTTTGTCATCATAATCAATAACTCTTATGATATCTTCAAACTTTTTATCTATTACTATGTTATCTGCAATTTTCTCTTTAGCACTTATGTAGTGTTTATTAGAGAAAACATACATATTCTTAGCTTTAACTGAGACAATCTTACTACCTGGTTCCATTTCTATACCAGATATTTTCCAGTATAAAACAAAACTTTTGCTAATATTACTATCACACAAAGCAATTGAATAATTACTTTTGATAATAAATCTAGCAACTTGGTAAGTAAGGTTACCTTTAACTGATCCAACAATGCTTTTTTCAATAGGGTGTTTAATCCTATCATCAGCAATGTATAATTCAATGGGAGTATCTATACCTTCTCTGAAACAAGCTTTCACTAAAATTTCAGTAGCTGCAAGGTATACATATCTCATTGTATCCTTAGATTTTATCTGTCTTAACTCTTCTTGCAATAATTCCTTAGAAATTAAAGGAATATATGCCTTACCTTTAGCATACTTACAATCTAATATATGTTCTTTCTTACTAACTACAACATATTCTTCCTTATGTCCTTTTAACAAATTCTTAACTAAACTATTCTTAAAAATCTTAGATTCGGTTAAACTAAAGCCTTCATCCTTAACTTGTTCAAACTTATTCTTATCAAAAATAGCTCTTCTACTACTACTCTCTTCTGTTTCTACAGTTTCTATACTAAAATCCTTAACTTCAGTCAAATCCATATCTTAACTCGTAAATCTCATCTTCACTATCTAATTCTATATCTAAAAATCTAACCTCAATTAAATTATCCTTAATAATTATCTCATTTAGATCTTTTTTCTTAGGTTTTCTACACTCATTAGCATAATGTCCTAACTTGCCACAATTATAACATTTACAATCCTTAGGTTTTTTCTTATATCTAGCATAATTTTTCCTATTTTTATACTTAATAAAATGCTTAAACTTAGGATTTCTATCTTTATATTTTATCTTTACGTATCTAGGATTTTTTCTTTTAACTCTTTTCCTAATTTTTCTATCTGATGTCTTAGGATTACTACAACCATATTCTGGCGGTAAAACTTCCTTACAACATTTTCTAGAAAATTTTATCTCTTTCTTTATCTTAGATCTATTCTTATATTCTAAACACATATCTATATACCAATCTTTTAAAAAAGCTATCCTATTCCCTAATGTATCTGTTTTTTGATTTTCTAACCATAATTGGGTTATCTGGGTACCAAAAGGTTCTGGAATTTTATTAAATAATAATTTTCTAATTTCACTTCTATCTTCTTCTGAATAACCTGAGTTATAGTAATATTTGCTAAACGCACAACAATATTCATTTATATAACATAGATTACAAATTGCTAACTGGTTCAGAAATATCCTATTTTTTAACTGTTCTCCATATTTTTTATTAGCTTCACTAGTAGCGGATGAAAATTCGCTTCTAATGAGTAACTCGTATTTCACTAGAATATCCATAGCACCCGGCTCGGATTTTCTAAGACTTAACTTAACATCATCTGATAATTGTAAAAACCAAGTTCTTACATTACCAATTAAACTTCTTTCAATGTAGCCTGGGGCTTCACTGATAGATATCTTATTATCTGTTAACTGTTTTGCAATGTAACCAATCCATGCTTGGATGATTTCATCACTGTCTTTGACACAGTCTAAATCAAGAAATTCATTACATTTCCTATCCTTAGGAATGAAATCTTCATTTAGCCTTTTCTGCCATAACTTATCTTCTCTATTCTTTTGACTAAAAGAATATCTAACTGGTTCTATTGGTCTTTTGTAAGGTCTTTGCTCATTAGCATTGACACTCACTGACTCAACACTATCTGTCATTTTACTATCTGTGTTTTCACTACTTAAACTATTAACAGTTTCATTTTCTGAAGATTGCTCTTCTGAAGATGATTCTATCATAGTTGAATCACTTTTATTATTATCTTGTTCTATATTCTCTATTTTTGTTTCTAATTCTTTTTTCATTAAATCTGTATAGTGTTCAGAAACACTTAACATATTTAACGATTTATCTATATTTGTATTGTTTAAAGGTATATTACTCATTTTTCCTAAATCATTTGTTGATCCTACACTTTCTAAACTTAAACTTTTAATTCTTTTACCTTTAGTTTCCTTAGATATATTATCTGATTTCTTAGAACTTCTATCTGAATTTCTTTTATTTTTCTTTATTTTAATCTTTTCTAATTCTAAAGTTAATTCTTTAATTTTTAATTCAGCTTCTAATTTTCTTAATTCTAATTCTTTTAATTTTGTCTTATATTTTAATCTATCTGTATTTTTACTATTAATACTCTTATTACTACTACTAACATTTTCACTGCTAAAATTACTATAATTTTTACTACTTCTATTTCTATCTGAATTATCTTTAATTTTTAAACTTAATTCTTTTATTTTATTGTTCGAAACTAAATTATTCTCTTTTTCTAGCCTAATTAACTGCTCAGCATAGTTTTCTAAACTACCATTATCTTTTACTAAACTCATTTGATTTTCACCAAACGGGTTTATCTCTAAAATATACGTCCTATTCCAATTTGTTTCTACCTTAAATTTTTCTAACTTATTATGCTTAGTTGGAATTCTAGTTTGCTTAACAATCTCTTCTAAAATATTCATTTCTTTTTATACATTTTCTCAATTAACTCATTCATCTCTTTAATAACATCCTCAGTAGTTCTCGAAGTTTGACCTTCAACAACAACCGGTTTCCTGATATTAAAGTGATCAATAATTAACTGAGTATTATCTAAAATTTCAAAACAAATTTTAGATAAATTCCTATTTAACTCATCAATCTGATCTTTTATAGATGTAGTCATCTTATCCTTTCGTATAAGAAGACTCAACCTTATCTTGCTCAATTATACCTAAAATCATGCTTATTTTTTCTAATGATTTTTCTATTTTTTCTAACTTAGTCGTAAGTCTTGCAACTTGAACTTCAATTGGAAGTTGTAGTTGACCTACTATATCTCTATTTTCTTTAATGATCTTAGCTACTTCGGTTGGAAGTTTGCCAATAGCATCAATAATTTTAGACTCATCTTTTTCAAGAAGTGCCTGGTTTAACTCATTTATTTTTAACTTATCAGTCCTTTTTAGCAATTCGAAAATCGCCAAATTGGTCCAATTTAACATCTTTTCAGACTGTTGTCCATAGACTCCAGTAACTAAAAATGGTATAAATTCTGCATAAGTCATACTTTCGTATGGCCATCTCTTAAAGCTTTCGCTTGGGAGATTAACTGCATCAATATTATACTTTCTTAGTTCAACTGATTTATCTTTAAACTCAGTCATCTAAGACATTTCTTCTTTGAAACAAACATTCTAACTGAAATTTTTTAACAATTTTCCAAAAATATTCTAATTCACATGTATTTAAATTATTTAAATTATCAACAACATAATCAAAATCATTCATAATTAAATTAAACAAATCTAACTTTTGCTGGTTGTTTAAACATACAATATTTTTATCTAAACACATAAAATATGCATCAAGATAGTTAACTCACGAATATAACTGTATTCAGCATCAATCTTATTTTGATAATAAGTAACAAGAAATGGGTTTTGAAATCCCACTTGTTGATACGAATCTCTTAACAATTCAAACATTTCAATCCTATTCCTAGAATTGATCATGCTGTCCTTGTAATATCTAATTTCAGCACGTAAATCAGTATTTAACGGCATAAATGATACAAATATTCTTTTAAATAACATTAAATAGCAATTCACAAGTGTTGAGACAACTAGTTCCATCTTCTTCGGATCTATTTTAAGTATAATAGCCATAACCCGCTTAAACCTTCATAATGATCATTTATAAGACTCAAAACTGGATGGATTTTTGTAGAATTACTTTATAGTGTGGTGAAACTTCTTGGTAATTTAGAATAACGTCTCTTTCTAAAAATGAAATTACTATGGTTGTTTTGGAGTGTGGTAGAGTTTCTTGGTGGTTTCAAACAAATCCTCATATAGTATTAGTCATCCTCTAATTCTAACATTTCACTTAGCTTAGTACGGTTCTTAGTGCTTCACTGCTCACGGCTATTCACCATTACTGCCCCTCCTGGGTCTTACTTCGGCTACTCTCACCTCTCTTGCATCACACACCCTTTCCGTTCAGCTTTTGAAATAAGGTTCGACTATTACTAACCCATCTTATTGGATTCTAACCATTACTCCACTCATTTTGACCATTCTTTACTCACAAACCATATTAATCTTCAAATTTTTAAAGCCTCATCAACGTATTCTAAAAAACTACTCCGTTTTCTTTGACCATTCTATAACTTAATTCTCAAAATTCAACATCCCAATAATATCATAGTCTTATTTTTGATCACATACTACGGTTTAAACAAGATTTTATGAACTATTCATCTTATATAATAGATATCCGAATCAAGAACCTTAATCTCAACTTAGAATTTAGCTATTCATAAATAAAAGAAATATTACCTCTGCCATTAGCTCTGATTGCTCTAGCTGATTTGATATTAACTTTGATTGGACTAGCTCTGATACCA